ATGATGAAAGATTTACTAAACGTTACAAACGGTGAACACGATGATAAAGCTGTAACAGCTACTCTAAAAGATCTTTCTCCTTACACATTAGGAAACATCATGGCATTACTTACTCGTGACGGTAAACGTAATCCTGAAGATGTAATGCTAATTGTGAATCCAGTTGATTACTGGGCTAAAGTTTACGGTTACACTACACGTCCTAATGCAGATGGAACGTATGCTTACAATGTTCTTCCAATTCCAGGTTCATTCGTTAAATCTAACGCTGTTCCAAAAGGAAAAATGGTTGTAGGTATGGCAAAAGATTACTTCTTAGGATTAGGTGGAGCACAACGTTTAGATGTGTATGACCAAACTCGTGCTATCGAAGACGAAGATTTATACATCGCTAAAATGTATGCTAACGGTCGTGCTGATCGTAATGATTCATTCTTAGTTTACGATATTACTGGTTTAGTTGATCCTAATGCAGTAACACCACCAGCAGGTGAATAAGGAGTGATCCTTAATGGAAAATAATCAATCAGAGGTGACCTTAGTGTCACCTTTTGATTTGCTTGATGAGGTGAAAGAAGCGCTAGCGATTACATGGGATGAGGAAGACAATAACATCATAAAGTTGATAGATCGTTCCGTTTACTATATCAATGATTTAGTAGGCGCTGAACTTGATTTGAAAGTCAACTTATCCGCACGTGAGTTAGTTATAAACCGCATCCGATACGAGTATAACAACGCTCTCGATCAATATGAAACTAACTTTTATCAACCACTTTCAAGGCTGATTCTACATGTAGCCCTAAAAGAGAGGGAAGTGTAATGGCAATTGAACGGCATAGAAAGACTTACAATGATGGGATTGCTAGTGTTATGGAGAAGAAAACAATTCGAAATAGTGCTAAGAAAATAATCGGATACGACAATGTAGAGATTATCAAACTCAGATTTGCGGAACTTTCGTGTCGTGAAGTTGATATTCAACTGGTTCAAAGTTTTGGTAAACAGTTAGATATGAAGATTGAAACGTTGTTTGCTCCTATTTTAAAGAATAAAGATGTAGATAACTTAACTGTAAAATTGCGAAATGTTTCCTATAGTGTCATTAAAGCTGATCGTTCTAAGAACAATATGTATTTATATCTACAAAAGGTAGGTGGTCTTGATGACACTGAACGAACTGATTGAGAAGTATAATGTCAAACTGGTTGAGCATTTAGAATCATTCTTCAGTGGCGCTCAAGTTTACCAGGACATTGTACAAGAAGATGAGGCTAATCTATCCACAATTAATCATGTGGTGTTTGAAACAGGCGGATTCGAAAGGTCGGGCGCTGTAAATTTCAATCAAGAAGTAACTGTCTATTACTTTTCCGAGAATAGAGAGGACTTAGACATTTTACAATTGAGTTTTATGAGTTCTCTTAATAAAACTGGCCACACTTGCAATAAATCGCTCAAAGACAGGATGAAAAAGAAAGATACTGAATTCTTTGTGGATGTACTAACATTTGAATTGACGAGGAACATCAAAATTGTCTGCTAAGTTTAGCGTTGATTCGGCGCAATTTGAAGCGTATCAAAGGAATATTGAGCGATTACCAAACGTGGCAGAGAAGGTTATTAACGAAGGATTAAAAAAGAAAATATCACCTATCATGCAAAAATCTATCCTAGGACTAATCCCTATTTCAGATAGAAAGAAACCACATGCCAAATTATCTAAGTCTATTCAAGGAACTTTAAAAGAAAACCTTACCTTAACCTTAAAACCTAAAGCTAAATACGCTTATCTAGTGTTTCCTGATTTGGGTGTTGGTAAAAGTAAGGGGAATGATCCTGAAAGGTTTATGGAGCATGGTGTGGATAGAGAAACAAATAAGTCTGTTGAGGAACTAAACAAAGCCTTGATAGAAGAAATTAATAAGACATTAGGAGGAAATTAAATGCCTACAACTACTATTGACGTATTTGATGCCGTCGAGATTAAAAATGCAAGTGTACTGTTTAAAGGTGAATCAGTAACAAGCCCTTTCGGATGTATCGGTAAATTAGATGCGGAAACAGAAATCAAATCGATTGCAAAAATTTGCGGCGGTGTAACTAAAAAGAAAAAATCTAAACCAACACAATTAACTGTTAAAATTTCTGGGCACATGGAATTAAAAGTGGCTCGTAAAATTTTCGGTCTTAAAAACGAAGGTTTAATTGATAATGTGTACTCGTACGGCATTGAAAGTGTGGGGGAAGACTTCTCATTCGTCGCTGAAGAATACGACACATTTGAAGATAATAACCGTTTAATCGCGTTCCCTAATTGCTCTGCTGCTACTGGATTTGTTAAGAGTATCGAAAATGGAGCAGACGAGTTAGCTGAATTCGAAGTAGAAATTACAGCTTTACCTGATACTTATGGTGAATTCTATTATGAAGGTATTAACTTACCAGCTGATGTTCAAACAAAATGGTTAACTAAATTCGATCCTACTGAACTACGTAAGGTTACACAATAATAAAAAATATGAAAATACTTAGGGCGCTCTAGTTAGCGCTCTTTAATTTTGTCTAAAAGGAGAGATTTATATGTTAGAACAAATTACATTAGCGAACGGTGAAGAAGTAAAGGTAAATGCAAACTTAACAGCTTTAACGCTTTTCAAATTAGAAAAAGAAGGCATTATTGGTAAGTCATTCTTAGGAACGTTATTAACAACTGGCGGTACTCAAAACATTGATTTATTAGATGCTTTTCGTGTTGTTTATGCAGCTTATCGTCAAGCTACGCCAAGTGAATACATGGGATTTGAAGAATTCATGGAACAATACGAAGTCAACATGACTGAAGCGTTCGAAATTTTTGGCGCTGTTCTAGGGAAACAAAAAAATAAAAACAAAATGGCTCAAGGGTTCCAGGATAAAGCGAAAAAAAAGGCTTAAAACTTCCTAAATTCGAAATTGAGTGCGTCGTAGACCTATATAGTCTATACGTATTTATTTTTGAAATTTCGGAGAATGATTTCTGGAATCTTCCTTTAAGGGACGTTCAAAGGATCGCTGAAAACAAAAGTGCTTACGAAGGTTGGAAAGCTTACCTTCAAGAGAAGGGGAGTGAAAAATAGTGGCTGGACCTTCAAAAGAAACCGTAATAAAGTTTAGGGCTGATACAGCGGATTATAAAAAGAATATTAACGATATAAACCGCGAAAATAGAGCCTTGAATCAAGAATTAAAGTTGACACAAACACAAATGAAGTTAACTGGATCAGAAGTCGATAAACATGCAAATTCTCTATCCACACTGGAGAAACAATATGAACTAGCTAAAAAGAAGACACAAGAAACCGCTCAACAATTACAAAGAGCGAAGCAAGTGTGGGGAGAAAACTCTACTGAAGTAAAAAAGCTTGAAGAAGCGATGAGAAAAGCCCAAATAGCTGAAGCTGAAATGTCAAATAAGATTCAATTAACGACACAAGCGTTAAATCGTGCTAAACAAGCTGAAGCAGAACGAAATAGTGAATCTGCAAAGTCAAAGCAAAAGTTAAGTGAATTACAACGTACTGAATCTCTATTAGTAACAGAAACTAACAAATTGAAATCAGCTTTAGAAGAAGAACGTGTTGCGTTAGGGAACAGTATTTCCGAATCAGAAAAATTAGAAATGAAACAAAGACATTTACAGCAACAACTAGAATTGAGTGGGCGATCAGTTAAAAACCTAGAACAACAATTAACAGCCGCTAAAAGTGCATACGGTTCGAATTCAGCAGAAGTTAATAAGTTAGAAACAAAGTTAAATGAAGCTAGAACTGCTGAAATGAGATTGAAAAATGATATCGAACAAGCTAACACAGCATTAAAGGAACAGGCAAATGTAGCCGAAAAGACCGCTTCTAAACTGAAAGAAGTAGGGAATTCAACTAAAGAAATTGGCGAAAAACTATCTACGACTGTTACACCCGCTGTAGCTGGCGTTATGGGTATTACAGGTAAATGGGCAGCCGATTTCGATACATCACAAAAGCAAATCCAAGCATCGTTAGGTTTAACCGCTAAAGGTGCCGAGAATGTGGGTAAAGTAGCTGAAGATGTATTCTTAAATGGTTGGGGTGAAAGCTTACAAGAAGTAGATACAGCCGTAATGAAAGTATGGCAGAATATGAAGGATGTTCCTCTTGATGAAATGCAAAGCGTTACAGAAGGGGTTCTAGCTTTATCCAAAACTTTCGATGTAGATTTGAGCGAAACAACCCGTGGTGCATCTGCATTAATGACACAATACGGAATGACAGGACAAGAAGCCTTAGATGTTATTACGGCTGGTATGCAAGCTGGACTTGATAAATCAGGTGAATTTACGGATAACTTAGCAGAATATACACCGTTATTCAAACAGGCTGGATTCACTTCTGGTGAAATGTTAAACATTCTAAAAAATGGGTTAGATGCAGGAGCCTATAATTTAGATTATGTAAATGACCTAGTTAAAGAATTTGGTATTCGTGTTCAAGACGGATCAAAAGGTGTATCCGATGCATTTGGTGGAATGTCACAAGAAACGCAAAACTTGTGGAAAGAATTTGAAGCTGGGAAACGTCCTGCTGCTGAAGTGTTCAAAGCGGTCATTACTGAATTAAAAGGTATGGACGATCAGGTTAAGCTGTAATTTCTACTTCGAATTCAGCTAACTCGTCTGCTCCATTTTCGATACTCTTAACAAATCCAGTAGC